TGGAACACAAGCTGCAAGTGCATCTACTGCTCTTATTAAATTAATGGCTAGAGCATTGTACAGAATTCCAAATATGGCTATGGGAAGAGCAGCGTTCTACATGAACAGAACTGTTCACTCAGGATTATCTATTGCAGCACTTGACAAGTCTCAATCTGTATTAGCTATTCAAGAAGGTCTATCACAGTTTGGTACAGCACAAAGCTACTTATCATTCTTGGGTGTTCCTCTAAGAAGAGTAGATGCGTTGATTAACAGCGAATCTGCAGTAAGTTAATTTATTTATTACTAAAGGAGATCTGAAATGATTACAGACAAACTGCTCAGAGTGAGCGAAGATCAAGCGGTAACATCAACTGCATATTCTACTAACACTGTTGATTTAAGTGTTGCTAGAGATGTTGGTGAAGGTACTGCATTGTACATGAATTTTGCTTTAACAGAAGCATTTGGAAACGGTACAAACATTACTTTCCAAGTTGTTACTAGTGCTAACGCTAACTTATCTAGTCACGATGTTATTGGAAGTAGTGATGCAATTGTTACAGCAAGTCTTACATTAGGTAAGAACATTGTAGTACGCATAAATCCAGACATTGCTGGTAAAGGTAAAAGATATCTTGGTGCGAGATATGTTGTTACTGGTACTATGAATGCTGGTAAAGTTACTGCTGATATAGTAGAAACAATTGGTGACGGACAGAAGTACTACGCTTCTGGCTTTACCGTAGCTTAATAAGGAGTAGCTAATGCCTATTTACAGAGCAAAAATCAAGTGTTTTGTTGGCCAATCTATGAGAGAAGCTAACGAAGAGTTTGAATATAATGGAGAGTTCAATAGTAATATTGAATTAGTTGGTGGTATTGAACCTGATCTACCTGTGGCGTCAAACACAACCGTACCGTCAGAGGAAATAAAACCAACTACTCAATCAGTTGATTACGAATCAATGACTAAAGCAGAACTTGAAGTTTTTGGTCGTTCTATTGGTGTAGAACTTGATAGAAGACAGACTAAAGAAACTCTGATAAATCAACTTGAAACAGCTAATAAATAGGCGTTAGTCTTCTTAATTTTTTACAGGGGGCTAGTAGTAATACTGCTAACCTCCTCTTTTTATAGGAGATGTAATGGCAACTGAAATAGATATTTGCAATCTTGCCTTGGCACACCTAGGTGATGATGCAACTATTGCTTCGATAAAACCACCAGAAGGATCTGCACAAGCGGAACACGCTGCTAGATTTTATCCTATAGCAAGAAATACTTTGCTAGAAACACATACATGGAATTTTGCAGCTAAACGTGCAAGCCTAGCAACTACAACTAATCCGACAGAACAGTGGGAATATGCATATGTTGCACCTGCTGACATGATGACACCACTTGCAATAATATCTCCTACAGCACAAAACGATTATTCTACAAGAATGTCTTCAGGTGATACGCCCGGTGGTATTACATCTAATTATTCTCCAACAATTGTAGCTGGACATTATACGCCACAACAATTTGCAGTAGAAGGTGATTATATTTATACAAATCAAGAGAATGCAATTTTACGTTATCAATCATTAATAACTGATTCAACAAAATTTTCTCCATTATTTGTTGTTGCCTTGTCTTGGCATTTGGCAGCTATGATGGCAGGGCCAATTATAAAAGGCGATCAAGGAATGGCAGAAGCAAAACGTTGCACTGAAATGATGCAAGGATATTTATCAAGTGCAAAACAACAAGACAATTTACACAGAGATATAACAGTAGAACATATTGTTCCTTGGACATCAGGAAGGTAAACAATGCCTAATACAAGAACATTTTTGCAAGCATTTTCTGGAGGTGAAATATCACCAGAAATGTTAGGTCGTTTAAGTGACAACAAATATCAACAAGCTGCAGCAACAATGCGTAATTTTATTGCTAAACCAGAAGGACCAGCAACAAACAGACCGGGATTTTATTTTGTTAAAGAAGTAAAAGATTCTACAAAAGCAACAAGAGTAATACCATTTAGATTTAATATTTCTCAAACAATGGTCATAGAACTAGGCCATGAATATTTTAGATTTCATACACAAGGTGCAACTTTACAATATACAAATGGTGCAGCATGGAGTAGTAGTACTAATTATACTCATGGCAATATTGTTAGTCATAGCGGTACAAATTATTATTCTTTAACTGCAAACTCAAATATAAACCCTGCAACTTCAGTATATAAAGATATTCATTGGTATGCATTGCCATCTGATATGACATATGAAATACCATCAGCCTATCAAGATACAGAATTATTTGATATAAAATTTGTGCAATCTTCTGATGTTTTAACTTTAGTGCATCCAAACCACCCACCTGCTGAATTAAGAAGATATGGTGCAACTGATTGGCGATATGTAAATATAGATTTTACTGAACCTCTTTCAGCACCTACAGGTGTATCTGCATCAAGATATATACCGGGTTCATCTAGTACTAATAGTGATACATACGAAACACATTATTATGTTGTAACCGCAATTGCAGACGATGGAATACGAGAAAGTGCATCATCAAGTGTTGCATCTGTAAATAATAATATTTTTGTTACTGGGGCAAAAAATACTATTACATGGAATAAAGTAACAAATGCTTTAAGATACAGAGTTTATAAAGAACAAGCTGGACTTTATGGTTTTATTGGAAGTATAGATCATGATTCATCAGGTAATCCAAACACATACAATATTGTAGATAATAATGTTGCACCAGATTTTTCATTAACGCCACCAAGGTTTGATAATTCATTAATTGGAAGCAATAATTATCCATCAGCAGTTTCTTATTATGAACAACGTAGAGTTTTTGCTGGAACTAATAATGACCCACAAACTATATTTATGACAAGATCGGGAACTGAAAGTGATTTATCTTTTAGATTACCAATACGAGATGATGACCGTATTAAGTTTCAAGTTGCTGCTCGTGAAGCAAACAGAATAAAACATATTGTACCTTTAACACAATTGTTGTTTATGACAGAAGCTGCAGAATGGAGAGTTACTTCTGTTAATAGTGATGCAATAACACCAACATCTGTTTCTGTAAAACCACAATCATATATTGGTGCAAGCGATACGCAACCAGTAATTGTTAATAATAGTATGGTTTATATTGCTAGTCGTGGTGGCCACGCAAGAGAGTTAGGTTATTCTTGGCAAGCAAATGGTTTTATTACTGGTGATTTATCTATAAGAGCAGCACATCTTTTTGATGGTTTAGACGTAACAGATATGACGTTAGCAAAAGCACCAACACCTGTTGTATTTATGGTTAGTACAAGTGGTAAATTATTAGGACTTACATATGTACCAGAACAACAAGTTGGAGCATGGCATCAACATGATACAGATGGTACATTTGAAAGCGTTACAACAGTTGCTGAAAGTAATGTAGATGCAGTTTATTGCGTAATAAAAAGAACAATTAATGGTGCTACAAAACGATATATAGAACGTATGGGTACAAGAGATTATGCAACACAACGTGATAGTTTTTTTGTAGATTCTGGGTTGTCATATAACGGCACTAATACAAACACAAATCGACCAATAGAATTAATTAATAGCGGAAATGGTTTTTCAAAAGGTAGTTCTGTAACTTTAGAATTTCCATCAAACTTACCAGCATTTAAAGTTGGCAATAATGGTTTAACTACAGATTTAAATGATGCAATAGTAATTGTAGATGGCACTGAAAGATATAGATGTGATATTACAGCTATTGCAGATGACCATACTGCAACTGTTAAACTAGATAGAGATTTGCCAAGCAATTTACAACAAACTTCTATAACATCTTACGAAATTGCAGAAAAAACATTATTTGGATTAAATCATTTAATAGGAAAAACAGTAAGCATATTAGCTGATGGTGCTACTCACCCAGCAAGGGTTGTAGATTCTAATGGCAGCATTGTATTAAATCGTGCATCTAGCGTAACTCATATAGGTTTGCCATATATAGCTGACATAAAAACATTACCCTTGGCATTGCAAACAGAAGCATCTGGTCAAGGCCGTGTAAAAAATATAAATCATGTCTGGCTGCGTGTATTAGAAAGTTCTGGTATATTTGCTGGCCCTAATGCAGAAAAATTAACAGAAGCAAAACAACGTACAACAGAACCATATGGATCACCACCTTCATTAAAAACAGAAGATATAAAAATAATGTTGACACCATCTTGGCAAGACAATGGTGAAATATTTATAAGACAAACTGATCCATTACCATTAACAGTTGTAGGCATAACTATAGAAGTATCTATTGGTGGATAGTGTGACCGTAAAGGGATAAACTTTTTGTATAGTGTAAAAATAAGTAAGGTGTTGAACTTATGACAACTAATTGGGATGCAGTAGGTGGCATATTTTCTGTTGGCAGTACAATATCAGGATTAATAGGTGCTAGTTCTGCTGCTAATACACAAAGATATCAATTAAAAAGTCAAGGATTAAATCTTGAACATCAAGAAGACATGGCAAAAATAAATGCCAAGATGTTAGAAATGCAAGCACAACAAATAGCAAGAGCCTATGACAGGCAATATATGACTAAAACAATGCAAGCTGGTTTATCAACAGGTAGGCTTAGAACTTCATTTGCAGCAAGAGGAGTAAAAATGGGTGTTGGCAGTACTGCAAATGTTTTTGCAACTGATGCAATTATGAAAGAAATAGATAAGTTAACGATGAATGCAAACAAAGTTAGAGCAGTAAATCAAATGAGAACAAGAGGAGTGCAAGCTGATATAAGAGGAGATATGTTAGGTGTATCTGCAAACAATATGTTTGCCAGTGCATCAGCAGTAAGTCCATTGTTAAATATGACATCTACCTTACTTACAGGTGCTGCTGATTTTGCAGCAAACGAAGGTTATGGTTTTGGCTCATTGTTTAAAAAGAAAGGTAATTAACTATGGCAACAGTACCTGTACAACAAACACCTTCAGTAGAATTAGAAACTGGTCAAGCACCATTATTTTCTGCTACTAATATACAACCAGTACAAGATACAGGTGTTGCTCAAGACATAGGGCGATTAAGTAGTGCACAAAAACAATTTGCAGAGATAGCATTTAAATTACAAGACGAACAAAACGATGTAAAAGCAGGTGAAGCTTATCAAGGTTATCAAACAGAAGCAGATGAAAAAGTAAATGCATATTTAACAACACAAGGTAGTGCTGCAATAGCAACAATAGAAACAGATAAAGATGGTGAAACTATAACTGCATATGACAAACTAGTTAAAGATTTAGATGAAATAGCCGGTAGCTATCGTGAAAGATTAGATAATAGTGATCAAATAGATATATTTAATAATAAATTTTCTGCGTCAAAAAGAATAGCTGTTAACCAAGCTAGTAAACATTCAATTAAACAACAACGTTTAGCAGTTAAACAAGAAACATTAGCAGAAATTACATTAGCCGAAAATAATGCAATAGCTAGTTATGAAAGTGCTTTTATAGATGACGGAGATTTTAAAACTTATGTTGGTGCGGGTCTTGTACAAATAAAACGAAATGCTGAATTACAGAACCAAAATACTGATCCGACTAAAGGGCCATTAAGTGCACAATATGTTTTGGCAATATCAGAATATAATCAAAGAATAAATGAAGCTGTTGTAAAACAATTTAAAGAAGATGAAGAGCATGATTTAGCAAAAAAATTTATTGAAAGTAGAAAACCAGAAGCAGAAAAAAATATAGTTACACCTATAGAAAAAAAACTTTTAAAAGATTGGGATCAATATAATGCCAAAAAAGTTTCTAATGCAGTAATAAAAAATAATGGTGATCAAAACAGTGGTAATTATTTAGATCAAATAGATAAAATAATGACATTAAAAAGTAGTCATTATATAAACACTGGTACAGGAGCTTCTATAAAAGATGGATTACGCAGTGACAAAGTAAATACTGCAGGGCAAACACAAGCAGACAATATTAATACTGCAGAATTAATAAAAAATGAATCTATATTTTTTAAATTAAATTCTAATAAAACTTTAATAAATCAACATCAACCAACACATATATTTGCTTCATTGCATCTAGGGGTAACAAAAGCAGATTCATTATATTTAAAAGCAAAAAGAGAGTACGAATTGCCTGAATTTACAAGTAGTCTTACAGGTAAAAGACTTGCTCAAGCTAAGAAAAAATTTGAAGAAGAGTTTAAAAATAATCCAGATAATGCAGCAAAAATAAATGCAGCAATATTAAATAAATACAACGAATTTATTATTGAAGCAACAGAAAATAGATTTTCAGATTTTTACAGCAAAACAAAAACTATATTTCCTAATGCACCGCAAAGAAGTGATTTTCCTAATACAGCAGATGGAGGTAGAAAATTTAGAGAAGCTAGAAAAGAATTTTTAAATAACCCAGAAAATCAAGTGCAAGTTAA